AATAACGATGTGTAAATTATTTGTGTTTTTGTCATGTATTACTGTAAAGAATAAAAGGTTTCGAAATCATCTTTCATACTGCTTGCAACTTGAAATGCTTGCTTTGGATCAATTTCGAGTTTCTTAATTAACATTGATGTAATTAACATCCTTGCCATGAGCCAACTCTTGCCTTTAACGGCTCAAAGCAATTCATCAATATTTACTGATTTTGTTATTCATTCTTGATTATCTGCGATAATCTTATCTTTTGTATATGTTATCATGGTTGCATGTGTGTTTAAGTTGTAAAATCTTTCTTCATTCTGATTTTTACGATGTTTATGTATTGCTCAACCTTGCTTGATTTTGCGAATAATTGTTTTGCTTGCTCTTTGCTGATTGAGATTTCCAATTCTCTTTGCTTGAACTCTTTCTTGATATGTGCTTCGGCTGTTGAATCTGTGTGTATCTTCTTTCAATTTCAATCAAGCTGTGATTTCAATTCGATTAATCTTTCTCACTTTAAAACATCATTTTCTGCTTTTTCTTCTTCATACAAACTCATTAATTCAATTGCTTTGCATTCCATATCTTCTGATAATGCAAGCCAATCAAAGAGATCATCTTCTGTTAATCACAATCATTTTTTCTTGTATGCTTCATGCTTTGCAATCATCTCATTTATTGCTTTATCATTTCTTGCATATGGTTTGAGAATATCTTCAACATCAAATTCGACTTCTTCTGTGTTTGGCGACTCGGTTTTTTGACCAGTATTATCGTTGATTATTTCTTCTTCTGGAAGCATTATTTTCTCTAAATCTGTTGGCATCTTCCTTGTTTTTTAAGATATAAATTATTTATCTTCTGGAACATTTGCTCGAACATCTGCAATTTTTAACTTCATTTCCTTGTTTATTGCATAATATTTTGAAATATCTGTTATTAATTCATCAGATGTTGCGAACTTCTTCAAATATTCTGTATTGCTTTCCAATCTTTCCAATTCTTCTTTGTTGAACCATTTAACATCATCTTTCTTTGCTTTCTTTTGTTCTTCTTTTCATGAAACAGCATCAAACATATCTGATTCAGAAATATCGAAAGCCATAAGGTATAAATATCTTCTTTGATAGCTTTCAACTCATCAAAGAGATTGAATTGCATTACATCCTTTTAACTCCAATTCTCTCATTGGTGAATGGAATTGAACAGAATAATCAATTCACACTTTACTTTTATCTGCAACTGCATCGATTATTGTTAATACTGCTTCATCATTTGTGAAAGTAATGTGTGTGTATAAATCATATTTTTTACAAAGTTCAATAATGGTTGGCATAATATCGCTCAACTCATAATAATCGAATTTTGCAAAACTATTTTTTCATGATTTTTTGAGATTTGCTTGTAAAATTTCTGATTTTACTGCTTGAATCTTTTGGAATAAATTTAATATCTTTTTTTCTTCTGCCATTGGTGTGTTGTTAATGATAAATTAGTTTCATAAATATCGATTTACTGCGGTTTCTCTTTTTCCCCAATTTTCACCGAATAAATCGTAATATTCTTGTGTTGATTTGAATCCGACTCTTCTTAACCATAACTTGAATAATGGCTCTGATTCAATTTTTATTATTTCTTCATGTGTCATGTTATTTACTCAAACGATTTAAAATGTTTTGATAAATTTCCATGTTTAACCTTGTTCAACTCTTTCTTCTGTTATCAATTTCGGCTTGAACTCTTGCTCTTAGGTTTTTGTCCGAGATCATCAACAATGCATTGTCAATCTCATCAACTTGCTTTGAAAAGATTCTCTTGATAATATCTGTGTTGATGGTTTCACTTCAAAGATTTAAGAACTTCGTTTGATTTGCTATTTTCTCAACTGTGGCTCTTTCTGTTGGTGTTGCATACAATTCACCATCTTTTGTTTGAATGTATGTTAATTCCTTGTAAATCTTTAAAGTGTTTGAATTACTTGATTCTGCATTCATTCTTGCTCGCATAATTGAAGTAAAAGTGTTAAATTATCATAAATCGTTTTTGGATTCGTTATTTTTGAACGGTGGAATTTGTTATTCTGCACAATTCAAAGCATCGCTTGTAATGTTTGTTGCCATGTGAATCATTTTTTAACTGGTGGCGATTCTTTGAGCTTTCATATGAGGTTTTTTCAATAAATTCTGTTCCGCTTTTGTGTTCAATCAATTAATCATCCATTAAACGATTTTATTATTTCCAAACATTCATTAATTTGTGAATTTCCATATTCTGTGCTTGCACCATTATCTTCGTTAGAAGATAATGTATTTAAATTATTATTTTTATTTTTTATTTTATTTTTATTTTTATCATCGTTTGATTTCGTTTTGATTTCATTTTGATTTTGATTTGATTTTGATTTGATTTCTTTTTCAACTTCATTTGATTTCTTTTTCGCATTCTTTCATTTGTTTCTTCATTTCATTAATGGAACTTTGATTTGCTCGAATGCACTCAACATGAATGGATTTGCATCAGCTGGTGGTTCGATTCATTTAATTCCAAATTGAATGATCCAATAAGAAAGTTCTTGTGCAAGTTGCATATCTCATCTTGCAAGCTGATCTATGCTCTTTACATAAGAGTTGAAAATTGAGATGCTTTCTAATTCTTCATTCATTGTAGAACCTTGTTTTTGAAAATAAAAGTGTGTGTAGTAGTGGTTCAAATGTGATCTGAAACAAATTAAAACAACCATATGAACCATTGAATGCTTGCGGTCATCCAACGGCTCATATGGTTGCCTTGATGTCCGCAAGCTCTGTTTTCCTTGCCAAACATCGCATTCACTTTCTCTCGTAGAACCATTATTGCATAAGTAATCAAAAAAGCGAGATGCTGTGACACACTCGCTTTCTTATGTTATTGTATATTGCCTTTACATCAGCACACAGATATCTTCGATATGGTGTGTGTGAGGGAAAGTTATATACAAGATCAGAAATTTCAAGTGTGTATCTTGTTTGACAATCTAAGTATAAGAAAATTTTTAAATTTGTCAAATATTTTAACATTTTTTGCAATATAAAAATTTATTAGTTTAAAACTATTGTTTCTTCGTTGGTGTATTGACTTTTATAAATTAATTTTTATTTTATCATATCAAATTGTGATTTTAATCGAGTATCATTCATGTGATAATAATTTTCTGTGGTCTTTGGATCACGATGCCTCATTAATCTTGTTGTTGCTTGCTGTGATAATCATGCATAAACACAATTCGTTGCGAATGCATGTCTTTCCATATGTGGATGTAATTTCCTTTCAATCTTTCATTCTTCCATTAAATGAGCAGAATATTTATTAAAAATAAAATTCACATACTTGCATGCCAATGGTTTTCATCGATTCTTATTATCAAGTCCGATAAAAAGATAATCGTTTTCAATTGGTCTGTTTTTTGTGAATTTCTTTAAATTCTCTTCATATTGTAAAACTTTTGATCTCAACTCTTCCGTAAAAAACACTCGGTCATAATATCAACCTTTTCATAATAATTGGAATTGGCGGTTTTCACTGTGAAAATGTTCGAATCTGCACCTTAATATTTCCGCTCTTCTTAATCAAGTTTTATATGGAATCTCGATTAATAACTTATTTCTTTCTGCAAGGATTGGTTTTTCTTCATATAATAATGGTGCTTGAATGAATGTTTCATATTCGTTTTTCTTCATCATATCAAACGGTTTCCTTTCTTTCTTTATTATCGGTAATTGTTCAACATTGAATTTGATTTTATATCAAAGCTGTGCAAGATATTTAAAAAATTTTCTGTTACTGGTGGCAATTCATGATAATGTGTTCTTTGATGCATTCCTTACCTTTTTATAATGCTCAATAAATTCAATGCAATCTTCCATTCTTATTTCTTCAACATTTATTTCTGTTTTTTTATACCTATATAATAGGTATTTTCTGAAATTTAAGAGATCATATTTATAATGTAATAATACTTGCTCTGTTCTGCAATCAATATCTTTTGCATATTGTAAAAAGTTATATATCAAATTTTTCATCTGTAAAAAAGTTACCAAATAAATAATAATGGTTCTACTTTTTTACTTATGCAATATATTTTATAAATAATGTCAATGTTTATTTCAAGATAAAATAGCAAAATTCGGAATTTCCGATTTTTTAAAAAAAAGAAAAACAGAACTTGCGGTTCTGTTACACACTTGCAAATACAATATATAAATATATGTGTAAATTGCAAAATCTTATTTTTTTTTATGATACTTTTTTTAATTGGATGTTAATATCTTCCAATTTTTTTCTGTTTTCTTCATTCATTGAATGTAACTTGTTTTTGTATCATTCATCGTTTGCCATATGCCATATACTTGAATTCGTATCAATTGCAGTTAATACAGCTGATTTCATTTCATTTAATCTCTTGATCTCTTCAAGATTATCTTCTGCAACCTTTGTATAAAGGTATAACCATGATGAAAAATTTGTTAATTTTGCGATTTGATTCTTTACTTCGTATATATTAACATCTTTTCAATCTGGATTTTTTCTTCATTTATATGAATCTTTGATACTTCTTTTTCAATTATTCCATATGAAATCAATTGCATGACCATTCGTTTTTGTTCCGAATTCATATCAATTAAGAACTCAATCAAGGTAATAATCTTTTGCATATTCAACTGTTGGGCAATAATTGGTATTCATTGTGTAATTCTTCTGTAATATTGCATCAACATCAGAATATTTACTTACACGGTAATATGCGATTTTTTCTTTATTATTTCCATTCCACCATTTTGCAACAAGATCAACCGCACTCTTTGTCCATCGACCTTGACCTCTTATTCTTCCTTGTTGATATGATAATTCATCAATTTCTTTTATCACACTTAATCAAAACTCATAATTCATTAAATCAGAAAGCATTCATATTGCTGAAAAGATTGTGCATGATACTTTACTCCAAGTTTGGTTTCCTTGATTATATTCGTATCTGATTTCATCTTGTTTATAAAGGTTTGGCAATGTATCAATATCACCATTATTAAGAATATAATCTGTTGGCTCTGCACCATCTCATAAACATCACAATATGATCTCTTCCATGTTTTTTGATTAAATTGGTAAAATTTTTTTGATTTTTTCGATGATTTTATCAATTCATTTCTTCCATTCTGTGAATCAATTAATTGACTCTGCAAATTCAGAAATTTTGCTCTTTGCATCATTCATTGCATTGAGAATTTCTTTAAAATCATGCTGATTATTCTTATTGCTTTCAGAAAATTTCTTTTCCAAATCTGCAATTCTTTGCTCTAATTCAGCATTCTTTTCTTTTAATTCTCCAACTTGCTGTTCCAAATATGCACTCATTACTTTACATTATTTTGTAAAATCATTTTCTCATAATGGCATAATACTTCGAATAAACACTTTCTGCAAGATTCAATTTGTAATCACTTATCACATATTCTTAAATGTTTGTATTCATATTCGTTTTCTTCTTTTTCTTTCATTTGAGCAATTCTGGTATGTAAAACATTTCATCATCTGTTCCATACAAAATTGTGTAAAGCTCTGTTCTTACTCATGGCGATAACACATTTTTTACGATTTCATACACTTGTTTTAATTGATCTCTTGGATTCTGTTTATCTCAAAAGAATCAATTTAAAGCAACATGTAATCTTCTTGATATTTTTACCTTGTTTTGCTCAATATTCGTATTGTATTTGTTACGATTACACTTTCACATAATATGATGTATATCTTGTGCGGTTTTATCGATTATTTTACACAGTTTATACTGCACTCAATCAGCATCCGTAATAATATTAATACGATTGCGAGAATTGTCCATCTCATCTTGATATATTAAGATTAAAGGAATTATTCCTTGTTTTCTGATTTAATCAATGAATCAACCTCTTTCATTTCACCAACTTTCTGTCCGAAATAAAAAGAGATCATTGATGTTACTGCAAAACTGAATATGTTCAGAATTGTTTTTAATGTTTCTGTTTCAATTTCACTGATTACTGCATAACATGTTAAAAAGCACATTACACATATTACAATTACAAATGATAATTTTGTGATTGATAATCTTTCCAATCGTTTCATTACTTATTTATAAGTGTAAAATTATTTGTTAATGTTGTTTTTAATCCATTCCAAATCTGTCTGAATCTTCAATAATATTGCTTTTAAATCCAAATCTTCCAATTCTTTCAATCTTCTTTCATGATCTTGTTGAACCATTTCTGTATGTTCCTTGAATTTTGTAATGTTTGAACTTAATTTCCGAAGAAAGAAAGCAACCGCAATGATTGTTCAAAGATTAATATATAATGTTGTATCTGGTGACAATTCCATATTTTATCAAACAAGAGTAATAAAGAAATCTGTGCTTGCTTCTGCAATTACAAATACCTTGTTTAAATCAAATGCTTTGAATCTGAATGTTGAAGTAATTGGTGCTGAATCACTTGCACTTGCTTCATCATCAATTGTTTCAATATAAATTGTATCTCATGAACCAACAGCAATTTCAACTTCGATTGGCTCATTTGCCTCTCTTTTTGATTCGATTAAAGCCATTACATCTTCATCATTTATTAATGATGCGATTGAAGAGCTTGTGTCTGCAACTGATAATTTCATCTTTTTTTCGTAAAAATTTAAAAGATTTTCTTCTTTTACTATACTCACGAATTGAAAATATCAAAGCTCGTTTTAATATAATGCAATTATTTTGTCCAAAAATTCTTGTGTAAATTGGTTGGTATGCTGATTTGATACATCAAAGTTGAAATCATTCATATTTAATCTTAATGGTGTATGAGCAACCATTGGAAATTCACGGAAATTTCTGTTGCTTTCATATCAATACCTTTCCCAATCTGTTCAAGCTCGGATTACTGTTGCTTGCTTTTTGAATCACTTGCTCGCATGATGCAAGCATGAATCACATCAAAGAACTGGGTATCTTGCACATAAACTTACAACAAATCTCAAATCATCAGTATCAAGGATTTTACATCATGCCAATTCTGGCTGTCCTTTTCTGATTACTTCATATAATGTATATCATTTCTGATTTAATTTATTTGCGATATATTGAGCATCTTTTACATATAATGAACGATATGATTTATCAGCTCAAACACTGTCATTTACTGCACTTCCAAATGGTTGATAAAGAATGATTTTATTCTGATCTCATTCCAATTTATTCTGAATTTTTTCATGTTCTGCAAGAAATAAACATGGCTCTGGAACACAATCCAATCACAAAATCTTGCTTGCAGTAACAAGCCAATTTTCAGCATTATTAAAGAATTCTGGCTGTGTGTATGGTTCAACCTCAATATAATCATTTCATCTTATAACATCCTCGAATAATCTTCTGTCACTTAATCCATGCACACTTTTAATATATGGATTTCATCGGAAAACTAATGGTCGAGATGTAACAACCTTTACTGGCTGTCTTTTGGCTTTTTCTGTAATTGCTCATGTCATTGCAATTACTCTTCACAATCAACCATCAATACGAATTACAAGTGTTTTCTGTGTCATTTTATCTCTTGCTTTTTTGTAATCATCAACAGCTTTATCAAAATCTTTATTGATTTTTTCAACTTCTGCTTGTTTCATGTTCCTTGTTTTATGAAATAAACACAAGTATATTAATCACGGATGGCATTTCACAAAGCTCAAATTCTGTGTGAATGTGTTGGATGAAACAACATATTACTTTTCTGCCTTTGCTCTTGATACAAATGGCAATATTCTCGATACTCAAACATTATCAATTACAACAGATTTCTGATGGCATGTTTCTGCAAACACATTACTATACTTGAAATTGGAAGAAGATGTTACAGATAGAAGTTTAACACCAAAATCAATATCTTCAAGCTCAATATCATATACAACTGTTGGTTGAGTAAAATCAGCTCATGTATGATCATCATGATGAATAAGTGTAACAACAAGTCAATTTATAAGTGCTTCTGAAAGTAAAGCAACATGCTCATTCTTATATTATGTTTCTTCAACAACAATTAATACAAGAAGAGTAATGTTTGAATTCAGAAATCCAACATCTTCATTTTCAGCATTAATTGATGCAAATCAATCAAATATTATTTGATGATATGTGCGACAATGATTATCTGCACAAAATGAATGATGAAAATGGATTCATATTGTTATTACATGAGATGTTAATTGAATCAATTTATATAAAGATGGTGTGTTACAATCATCAATTGCATGAAGTTCAACACCTCGAAGAAGTTGAACATTAACAGATTATAATGTTCAAAATATTATGAAATCAAGAGATAATACTTATTGATTACAATGAAATATGAGAGAATTGATAATGGAAAACAAAGTTCGAAGCAGTGATGATGTTGCAAAATATTCAATATGGATTAGAAAAAAATTGTGAATTATTTAATAAAAGAAAGCTCTCAAACGAGAGCTTTTTATTAAACATAATGATTCTTTGTTTTATCATAAAATGTTTGAATTTCTGCTTGTGTTCGAACTTTATCTTCAAGAACAGTTTCTCATCGGTATCATTTTGTTGAATTACTTATTGATTCTCATGAATTAACATATCATCATGCTCATCAGTAATAAAATGAATCTCATATACTTACTCATCATTGAATATTCCTATTTCAAGTCCAACTTCAAACCAAATTTCAATTTTTATATATCAATACACTGTTTCAATTTATTGTAAAAGTAAATAATATGAATTCTGTTGTTGAAAAATCTATTCATATATTATCATTACGAACCCAATCACTATAATTAGGTCAATATATAACACATTCTCTTGCAGTATTTACTGGTGTTTGAAATTTTGCACCTCATCTATCACTTCATGTTCAATTTCTTGACATCCATCCAACAAGAGTTGTTTCATTTGTTGAATTGATAGAGATTCACTTAAACCAACAATGAAGTGTGAATGTTGTTTTTCATCTACAATCAAATTGTCTATTTGAATAAACTCATTTATTTCAATCTCAATAATATACTTTTCTTCAATTTGATAATGTTGTAAAGACAGTTGTTCAGAATGTATTCATTGTGTGATTATATGATGAATAATCTGAAACATCTCAATCATTTTTGATGTAAAATAATGTGTTTGCAGAAGAATCATATCTTGCATATTAATTGATGTGCAAACTAATTCTATTACAGTAAATTTTGATTGGAAACCAACATCAGATACTGTTGCATATTTCCCTTTGAAATGAAACTACAATGAATGATCTTGAAAAACTGTTACAACAACAATTTCATGAACATTATCTTTTGCAAGAGATTCTGTATTAAATCTTGATTATTTGAATTGTAGCAGTGCATGATGGTTTTATACATCAAATTTATGAACACAGTGAAATATAACACTTTCTTGATGGTGCAAACCAAACTGGAATAATGCATGGATGGAATTATTTGCAGTTTGATACAATACTTCTACATTAACACATATATGGTGATGAATATCTTGATGAAGTAATCCTTGAAAATGGGCTTTCTCATTCTCATCAGCATCAACAGATAAAATATCAAGTTTAACTCGAACAAATGAATGGCATCATTTTGTTATAACATATAACATCTCAACAAGAGCATGAACATTATTTGTTGATGGTGTTCAATTATTATCTGTTACATTCTCTGATTGAAGTATAAGTAGTAATGTCCTTGTTATAGGTTGAAGATACAGAAATGATTTCCAAGAAGCATGGAATTGATGAGTTTCAAGAGTTATTTATGAAAAAAGAATATGGTCCGCAACAGATATTCTCAATTATTACAATAAAACAAAGAAATATTACTGAAAATAAAAAGCACCGTAATGGTGCTTTTCTTTATACATTTCAACCTTTTGAGAATGTTCAAGAACCTTGATTTGTATAAAACTGTTTTCAAATTCTGTCATATAATCAAATAACAGAATCGCTTTTTCTATAACAAGGTATGAATTCTCTTACAATTACTCAATCATTATACATTTTACATGAATATAATCTCATCTGTGTATGTCTTCATTGTCATGAACCATCAATATTGTTTTCAAATAACCATATTGGTATATTACAAGATGCATCAATCACATTATTTGTGCTTGCATTAGGTCTTAAAACATTGTTTATATAAAATTGTCATGCATCATTTACAACATTATACTTAACATTTCTGCTAATTGTTAATCATGTGTTTGTTCATGGATCAAATCAAGCATAATTCGGTGTTATATATAAACTTGATGTATGAACATATAAACAGAAGTAATTATCTTGATTTTGTCATTGTTTTCTTCTTCAATATATTGCACACCATGTGTTTGAATCTCATCATATAAACATGAAATCAATGTCAATCTTTGGTGTTTGAGATGGTAAATATCATGTATTAATATATTGATATCAATTACTTCAAATCCATTCAACTTCTTGATATGTGCTTGGAAGTCTGAATTCAGTTGTAATGCTTTTACTTTGCACATCAATTATTGTATCATTAACATCCAATGCGAAAGCTGTAAAGTAATATGTTGTTTCATCCAACACACCAGATAGAACAAATGGATTTGATTCATATGTGTTTTTCACAGTTTCTTCAACTGCAAGTGTTCAATCTGTTATTGTTGCTGGGTAATTACTTGTTGAATACCTTACAACTGTTTTTCACCATTGTGTTGGATTTGTTGGCAAGAATGATGGATCTTTCCAATTAATCAGAATTGTTTCATTATCTTCATCTTGTCACAATGTGAAATTCTGAATATGTGGATCATTACCAACCATATATACAACTTTCCAACCATCTGTTCAAGCTGTTCATGGACTTCAATCAACTCAACATTTTGCACTTCTGCATCATCCTCAACATCAACCGCATCCTCATGCTCAACCATTAACACAAATTGTTTCTGGTGTTCAATGCATGTATGCATAAATTACTTGACCTCAATCTCAACCATTTCAACCGTTTCATCAACAACCGAAATAAACCCAACAATCACCACAAGCTGTGTCCATACTTCAACCATCACCTCATGTTCAACCACATGCTCTTATACATCATGTTCAACCAACACATCTTGCATTGATTAACAATCAGTAAATATTTGTTAATGCATTTCATCAATTTCAACCTTTTGGGTATGTGTAACAACCTCAATATCAAAGTAATCAACCTTTTCATCATGTAATGATTCAATCTCAACCATTTCAAGATGTTCAAGCACACATTCCACAGTTTAATGATGTTGAACCTCAACGACCTCACATTCAACCAATATATCAGCATCATCCAGCTCATCATGTTCATCCTCAATAACCTCATCAACCATCACCTCAACAACCTCAACAACCGAATAATCAAGAATTTCATCATTGTCATCAATTACTTCCAGCTCTTCGGTAATCACTTGTTTGGTTTCATTGACCTCAACGACCTCATTTTCATCCATTACCAAACATTCAACCACCTCATCCTCAACCACCTCATCCTCATGGTGCTTCATTACACTTTCAGCATTGTGGCTCTCATGCTCAACCGCATCAACCATTTTCTCAATCAGCTGGTCATCATGCTTCTGGTCCTCATCTTACATGGCAATTACTACATCCTCACATTCAACCATCACCTCAACAGCTTGAATCTCAACAACATCAGCAACAAGCATTATTTCTTCAACCACTTCCAACTCATCAACCTTTATATGGTGTTATGCAAGCATTATCTTTATTATTATCGCATACGGTTCAACTGTTTCCAAAAACGATACACTTTGAACATCAACAAGTCTTTTGGAATCATGCTCTTGTATCAATCACACCATTATTGATGTAATGATCATAAACTTTAATTTGTGGAACTCATTGTCATACAAATCTTACACAAGCTCATTCACAAATTGTTAAATTTCTGAAATTATAAACAGTATCTGCACAAAGGAAATGATCTCATGCTTCCATTACACAATCACCATCACTTGCATTTCAGAATCATCCATTTGTGAAATGTGAATCATTTAAACAACCAACTGTTGCAATCCAATTACAACAGCAACCATCAATACAATTCTTCAATGTTGTTACATTGGTTTTCATTGTTTGAATTGCTGATGCATTTGTTCAAATTCATGTTGTAATACTTTCTCGTAATTCCTTTGATAAATACAAAGAAAGATAATCTCAAACAGAAAACTCTTGCGAACCATGTCCTTGTGCTTTTGTTGAATCATTCATGATACAATCAGCGAATCATCTTGTAACTGTGAATGTATCTGTGCTTTTAGCTGTAATCTTGATAATTTCTCTTTTTGTTACCACACCATTCTCAACATGTTCCAAACATGCAACCATATTTGTTTCCCAAAGCACTCATTCTCATGCAGTAATTGAAATCGATGTATCAAGAACACCAACATTCGCAGTTAATTCGCTTCTTAAATTGTTTTTATTTGCATACATCGTAAATTATAAATTTTGAAGTAAAGTAATATCTTCTTCAATATTGTCAATTCTATCACTCAAATCTGATATATCTTGATTTGTTTGAGTAATACTATCAGCATTATCATTTATTCCAGTTTGGCAATCTTGTAATGTTCATGCTGTCATTGATAAACTTACAACACTGTTGGCTTCAAAGCTGTGTGCAACTTGTGATATCGTTTTTGGATTTGCTGTGTCATCTGCAACACAAGGTTCAACAGCTCTTTCAATTGTTAATGTGTTTGAATTCTTTGCTGTAACTTTAACAATTTCTCTTACAACAGTTTTACCATTCATCTGTTGCTCAATTGTTAATACATATGGAAATGATGATGGAAAGATTCATCAATCATTTACGATCATACTTGTTGAACTTGATGATATCGCACTCACCAAATATGAACTCACATTGTTTGCTGTTTCGTATCATATAAATGTCATTTTTCTGGTTTATATTATGTAAAATTATTCAATTACATTCCATAATGTATCTGTCTGATCAATTGTTAATACACACTGGTCTGGTTTATATGAAATCTTATTTACAACTTTATTTTCAATAACAATTCATGCATTTAATACTGTTACAGAATCTCATGGTTGAATATCTTCAAAAGGAAAATGAGTATTCAATGTAATGCTCATTGTTTGCTTTGAATTCTTATTATCTGCAATATATTGATTTCAATATTGATTCTGTGTGTTTGCACTATTTAATGAAGTATTTGATTCGTATTTATCTTTTCTTCCGAATGTTGATTGAGATGTTGCATCTGTATAAGTTTGAACTGTTCAACCATTTCTTGCCAATACATAATTATTTACAACAGATTCCAATGTATCTGTGATGCTCATTTTATCAACATCGTAATGAAGATGAAGAAAATGATTGGTTCATGTTTTAAAGAAGTTTAATTTTCATTCTCAATCAACTAAGAACTTGCTTCAACTTCATTCGCAAACAGATTTAATAATTTCAAAACAATTCTGATACTGCCAATTATAATTCTGTGTTGTTGTATCTGAATCATCAATATCTCATGTTGTTATGCATGGGTATTGTGCTTGGAATAATGTTAAAACATCTGTTACCATTGCACTTGGTGTTTTTGTGTAACTTCCATTCGTATATAAGATATTATTTAATAATGAGTTTATTCATAAACATACGAAAGTTGTATATTCTCTTGAACTTTCAACACTTCTGATTACTTGCGAAATGAATCAATAATAAATCTGTTTTCATTCTTTGTGGAATTCATCATAAAGAACGACTTTAACATATTTTCATTGCCATTGCTCGTAATTATCTGTTATCTTGTATGAAGTTTGAATTGAAAGCTGTCCAGCTCATCAATTAATATTACTTGTGAATGATATCTCGTTTAAAATATCATTCTCGTTTATTGTTGCATTATAACTTCAATCAAGATTATATGTTTTTATCTGGTATTTCTTCATTATAAGAACTTCACATAATAAGATAAAGATCATGTATATGTTCAAGAATTTGTTACTTCGTATATATTTTCACCATAATTCAATGGTGTGAATGGTCCAGTGTATGCAACCTCAACATCATTAACTGTTACTTTCTTTGTATCACCATCAAAGATGATAATATCGTTTGCAGTTAAACTTGTTGTTATTGCGATTTCATATCAATTAAGTGTAAAACTCATTCATGTTGAACTTCAAGAATCCATTGTAATATACAATTTTGGGTATGTTTCTGCTCTTCAAGAATAAATTAAACTGCTTTGATATGTTCAAGTTTGAGCAACAATATTTTCAGCTTCTGGCTCTTCAAGATGTGAATGAGGATTAATACATGCAAATGTCAAAACAACATTTCACACTCGATTTACATTGTAATTATTTCTGTTAAACTTCAATGATGTGCATGTTGCTGTCCATTCTCTTACAACTCAATTAATAATAATTCTCAATTGTCATTCTGTTTTTGATGTTTGATATTTTATTTCATCAATGAGATCATTTAATCATTCATCACTTCAACCATTAACAGATAATGTAAATTGAATTGTCTTTTGTCTGTAATATTTTCACAAAACTCATCATCAATCTTGCAATGGTGTGTTATATGTATCGAATTGCACTGTTCCGATATCATCATGATTGGATTGAATTACTCTTACACTGCTTCCATTATCAAGATTCCAACCGTTAAATGTGAATTTTCAATCCATCACATTTCTTTGTATCTTTGGTGCATCTCATAATAATTGTGAATTAATTACTTTGTCCATCATTATTTTTTATGCTAAAATTCAATAATTTTTTTCAAGTTTGATTTGCCTTGAAATCTCTTCTGCGATTGCTTGAATATCTGATTCACTTCTTACTGTTAATCATGAAATATTTATCTCAATTCAATTATTATTTGTGATTTGATTGTTTGGAATAATTGTTCAATTTGTCTTTGGAACAAATAATTCTGGTCCTTTTTCTCAAACAAGGTATGGTGTGTTTTGATAAACATCTCATCATGTTGCTTTTCATTCAACTGCACTTTCGGACATTCAAGCATCTTCTTTTGCTCTTGCCAATCTTTCATACATTCAAATTAATTGATCTGTCATTTTCTTCTGTTCAGTTACAGAATATCTCATGTAATCAAGCCATTTTTTCTCAAAGATTTCTTTCTTCAATTCATTTACTAAGAATTCTTTTGATTCTTTTTCGAATGCTTTTACCTTTTCATCCAATTCTGTTTGAAGAACTTGTCTTTTTGCTTCATAATCAGCTTTAATCTTATCAACAGAATTTAATTCATTATATGCTTTCTGATCCTCAATTTGCTTTTGTAATTGTTTTGTTTGCTCTTCATCCAATCATGCGAAAGCTGATGTTGTTGATTCAACAGCATCCTTAACTTCAAGCAATTGTTTTGCAGAATAACCATTAATTGTCCATTTATCTGATTTTCCTTGTAATTCTTCTTTTGTGAATTCGTTTGCCAAATCAACAATTCACTCATAATCCTTTTTGTAATTCTTTAATGTTTCTTCTGCTTTGATATATGCTGATGCAATATCTTTTGTTTCAGAATTGTTTAAATCATTGATGCTTTTCTTTAAATCAGCAATTTCTTTTGAAAGAGCTTCGGCTTTCTTCACTCATTCTTCCATTGCATCAATAATTCATTCATATGTTGCCTTTCTCATATTATTTGTTTCTTTTCCATATTCTTCCATATCTTTGATTGTTTGTTTCAATTCTTCACTCATTTTTTTCACATTTCATGAAGCCTTTTCACTTCATTCTCATCATAATTCTCAAAGAGTATTATTAACACCATTAACAAATTCTTGAACTCATTCTTGTGTATCTTCACCAACAGAATAAACTTGTGATCTTATCTTTGTAACTTGTTGAACATATACTTCTTCAAGAGAATTGTATATATCATCCAATCAATCTTTCCAAGCATTTTGGGTTTCTTTTGTTGTTTTTTTGATGTAATCTTTCATTCAACTCCAAGATTCTTTGAATTGATCAACAAGAGATTTCTGTTTATATACAGCTTTTCAATTCTGTGTGTATCATGATTCAATAAGTCTTCAATTCTCATCTGTTTGATATTGGCTCACACTTCATGCTTGATATAATCAACTCCACCATTCTTTCTTTCATACTGTTTTTGCAAGAGAATCAGCAACATTTAAAGCTGTTGCCAAACTCTTTGCAATTGCAGTAATTCACATTTGAACATAATAAAAGAAGTCATGCCAATTTCATTCCAATCCATTTAGTCATTCAGCTGTAACTTTGCTTGCTGATGTCATTCATCATGCAACAGCCTTTGTTATTGAACTGATTACTGAATTGATAAAAGAAGCAACAGATGATATTGAATTACCAATTGTTGAAATTAATCAAACAACATTATCAGCAATTACTTTCGCTGTTGTTACTATTTCTTTTGCAAGAGCTTTTATTCAATTCATGTTCTTATCAAGCCATTCTCACATTTGCCTCATGTAATCCTTTAATGCTGGCAATAATTCACTTCCGATTTCTTCACCTAATTGTGCAAGTGAATCTTGAAAGTTACTCCACAATCATGTTAATGTGTTTGCTTGTTGATCCATAAGGTTTGCGAATTTTCATCATTCTGATGACATATTTCTGAATGCTTGAACCATTATATCAGAACTGATTTGTCCTTTTGATATCATATCTTGAATTGCTGTGGTGCTTTTTCAAAGCATTGAAGCCAATTCATCAAGCAATGGAACTCATGCTGTTGTAAAATCTCTTAATTCTTTACCAGTTAATTTACCTTGTGCGATAACTTGACCATAATTCAATGCAAGTCTTTCCAATGGAACACTCAATCAAGCTGATACATCTCATAAAGATTTTAATGTTGGAATCATATCTTGTGCTTGAACTCACATTGCAAGAAGTTGTTGAGCTGAACTTCTTATTCATGTTAATTCAAACGGTGTCTTTTTTGCGAAATCTGATAAATCTTTCAACATTGCATTTGCTTTTTCACCACTTCAAAGCATTGTTGTAAATGCAATTTTTGATTTCTCCAAATTATCTGCCAATGTTACCATGCTTTTTGTTGCACCGATTACCATTGCTGATAATCAAAGTCATGCAATTCATTTCTTTATTGAAGAAAGAGCAGTTGTTGTAGTTGCATTTGTTTTTTTCACAGATACTTGCATTTTCTCAATTTCTCACTGCATATTCTTCAACTCGGCAGAAAACTTATCTTGTGCTTCAATAATTAATTTTAAATTATATTCTTCTCACATTGATATTATTATTTACGAAATGAATTTTTTAATTTTGACTTTTGCTCGGCTCTTTTGCTTTCTATATAATCATGCTTCCTTTCTGCCATCAAAAAAGCAAAATGCATGTCCAATTCCCATTCTGGAATATCTTCCAAATCTTTCGGCGAACAGTGATATATTTCTTTCATTAATATATAATCTCTGTGTTCTTGTGTAACTTGATGTCCGCCTTTCAATGCACTTTTAAATTTTTCTAATATTCCTTTAACTTTTGCGGGGGGTTTTGAAGTTTCTTACATTCAGCCAATACTTTATTGTATGTTTCTTGTGTTAAATCATCGACTTCATCAGCTGTTAATCATGTTAATTCTTTGATGATGTAATCGTTTGCTTCTTCAAGAACTAATGGTGAAAACTTCATTCATTGAGCATTTTCGCTGATATCAACATTGATATCTTTATACAATATATTCTTGTATCACTTATCAATTCTTCTTGTGTATTCTTTGAAAGTGATCTCTTTTTCTGTTCCATTAATTGTGATTTTCATGTTTTCCTTGTTTATAAGTTAAAATTCCTTGTTTTGAAGTTCCGAGCATACAGAAAAACAAGGAAAATCCGTATGCTCGGTTTATTTTAGTATCAAGTTGAATTTCCATTTAATAATAAGATTTCAATTGATGTTCAAGCATCTGTGCTGTATTGACCAGTAAATCACATGTTTTGCTTGATTAATTCATCATTTGAATCTGTTTTACTCCATGAACTGAATCCAGCTTTCATCAAATCAACATAAATTGATGGGTATATTCCAGTTGCAAGAGCTGTTGCATTTGTATTAACTGCATAAAATCTTACAGCTTTCTTTTGAGAATTAAGAACATAATCTCTTAATGTTGTTGATTCATATACTGCTTCAAAATCTCATTCGATTCCGAATTGTTGGTTGTATATATCAGTTACATCTGTTTGTCCAAAACATTGAACTTCTGCAAGATTCTTCTGAACTGCAATTCTGAAACTTTGAACACATTGTTCTGATGCTGAATTAAGTCCAGATTCATCACTTGCAAATCTTACTCATGACATTGATGCTGTGAATGGATTTTCACTTGCATATGCTGGTGTTTGAGCTGATGCTGTTTGCATTTGTTTTCCAGTGAATTCTGCACTGAATTTCATGTATTCAGCAACATTACATGATATTTCAAATGAACTTATCATACAATATGGTGAATAACTTCCAGCGATTGGATCATCATCATATATTGTGAATGATGGATGTTCATTGCTTTGTAATACTTCGAAGAAATGAGCATTGATATTTACAGCTGTTGCTGTCATTGTCCATGTTCCGTTACCAATGCTTCCACTTGTTGATTTATCGAAGAAGTAATATGTTGTTGATCCAATAACAACTATCTTCTTTAATACTGCACCAGTTCATGACAATACATCACCTCTTGCTGGTGTTCATCCGCTTGGTGTTCCAGTTACACAATATAATTTTGTGTATTTACCTAATGCACCAAGTAAAAGATATCAAATTGAATCATCTTTAACAATTCCTTGAAGATTTAATGTTGATGCATTCTTTGTTGTAAATGAATCATTTACTGCATCGATTACACCATATCAAGATTCATCTGTTGCAGATTCAATTGATGGTTGTAAAACTCCACTCTCTTTTGCAATCCAAACTTGTGCAGAAACAGATGTTCATCTTGTTGCTTCTTTACCAAGTCATATTGCTGATGTTCTTCCAATTGTTGCTCACATTTTTTTATAAATAATGAATTAAAATTAATCTTCTTCTTTTGGTTCTTCTTCTTTTGAAGATTCACCAACCATTTTCTTTGCTTTTTCCAATGCATCAAGCATTGATTTTCATTCAACAACGATTCACCATTTTGGAAATGAATATTTCCTTACACCATTATCGATTTCCATTGTTACATGTTGTTCGATAACTGGCTCTTTTTTGTCTTTACATCCTTTGCAAGCCATGTTCTTATTAAATAAGATATAAATTATTTACTCACCGATACGAATTGGCATACAACTTCAAATACTCTTATTGGCTCTTGTGTGTTCGCAAATCACCAATTATATCTGAATGTGCATTGCACGGTGTATCAATCATCATTACTCCAAACGATAGATTCAATTTCTTTGAGTTTCTGCATCATCATATCAGCAACAACTCTCAAATTATCTTCAACCGTTGAAATATTTTTTTGAATTCTGTCAATTAATCTCACTGTGTAATTGATTTCTGATTCATAACTGCAAGAATCAAGATATTTTACATTACCATCATTGGGGGTAATGATAATTGCTGGGTAATTGATTCCATCTTCAATTTTGATGTCATGATTATAAACCGCTCAAATTCTTGCATTATCTCATGTTGCGATTTCAAGCATTTTATTATACAATGCATCTCATATTGCTTTAAATGAATATGTTGTTGTTTCTGTCATTACTTCTTGATATTATCATTTAAATCTTCTGCCATTATCTGGTAAATTTCTGTTTTATGTTCAGAATATCATCTTTCCAAATAATACTTTGTTTGAGGATTCTTATTATTCACAAATTCTCTTAAACTTGCATATGCCAATGGTGATCATACAACCACAAGTCATTTACTGATTGCATTGAAATCATTTGAAATGCTTCTTCTTAATGCTCATGTTAAATATGGTGCATTTTCTTTTGCTCTGTTTTGTATGAATTGTCACACATCAATGAGCATGATCTGAACAGATGCATTTACTTTATCATTCAATCACATCAATTGCTTTATGTCACCTTGCAATTCTAATTTCATTCGCTTTCTTGAATAATAACCTTGTAAAACTTTCTTAAATTACCATCTCGGCTTTCAATTGATTTTGCAATAAATGTTTTTCAATCAACTGTAATTTTATCTCAAACAACAATTCATGAATAATCGCAATATAATTTTTTGGTTTTATAAACCGTTGCCATATCAAATCATTCAGCTGTTCCAACTGGTTGAATGTTACAATCAAACGAGGTTCATTGTTGATCATATTTGGAAACTCATGTTTGAGCATTCCTTGTGTATCAATAATGTGTTGCTGATTTATTGAGTAATTTCATGAACAGTTTATATTGCCAAATTAAAATTCTTGTATTTATCAATCAAATAACTGAATGAAAAATACATATCTTCTGATGATTGAGTATTTGCTGAACTCTTTGCACCAAAAACAATTTGTTCATCTCATAATTTATATGAAGAAATTCATACATGATATTCTTCTTTTAAATTGTCTGGTAATAATCAACAAGCAACCATCATTTCAAGCATTTTCAAATCATCTGGTAATTCATCAACTCACTGATTGTTTCTGTTATATCATGATGTGTAATTGATATTCACAAATCAGAAATCATTGATTGAATCAAATTTTTTGAAAATAACTCTTCTTTGCTGTGAAACCATATAATCACTTCCTTTTACTCCGCTGTAATTTTCACCGTTTATCTCATTGATTGAAGAAACTGGTTTATTTTTAAGAAAAATGTTATATCAAAATGAATTGATGTAAATCTTCCTTGCATCAATTTCTTCTTCATATGTTCATTCATCAAATGAATCAACACCACAAATCTTGTTGATTGTTGCACAAGCTCAATTGAGAATCATTGTTAATTGATCATCTTTGCTTGTGTCACTTGATGGGATTCAAAGATATGATTTAAATTGTGATAAACTTGAATACATTGTTTCAATAATATGTTAGTAAATTATTTTGATTTCTTTGCTGTTTTCTTTTCAACTTTTTCTTCCTTAACCTCTTCTTTTCATTCAACAACTTCTTCAAAAAGGTTTGGGTAATTTCTTAATATTCATTCTGCATGAACTGTTTCAATTTCTGCTCATGCTTTTACTTCAACTCAATCAACAAATTGAGATTCTTTTGAAATATTCTTAATTTTCATTGTCACAAATTATAAGTTATAAATTCTCGCACCGCTCAATGAAGAACGGTGCAAGATATTTAAGATTAAAGAGTCATGTTGATTCCAAGTCCAACAGTTAATCCAGTTCCAGCAACATTGTTGATGATTGCGAAACCGAAGTCCATAGTTGCGATAATTTCGTAACCTTTTCCTGGACATTCTTTCAAATATAGTTTCAAAGGTGATCCGAAACCGTATTGAACAGCTGGCTTGTAAATACAAGCGAATGATCCTTTTGTGTTGTTTGCAGATGTTCCATCAACAAGTCCAGAAGTATTTGTCAAAGCTGGGAAATCTCTTGCAACAAGAATATCAATTCCGAAAGCCTTTGCCAAAACACCTTGAACGATAGTTGCATTTGGACCGAATTTGTCCATTGTTATAACTTCTGATAATGCAAGAGCTTTGTTATAAACATTAGCTGGCATTATGTATAACAAGTTGTTCAAATCAGCTTGATATCATGGATCAATAACATTTTTAACTGCAAGTAATGATGCAGAAGTGAATGTTCCAACAGATACTCATGTATTTGCGATACCAATCATTCTGATACCATTATCTTGTTGTGTAAAGTATGGACTTCCAGAATATGTTCCATTAACATTTCCAGAACCAGATGCTGTATCATCAGCATTGATTATTAATGCATCAATTGTTCTTCATGCACTTCTGTTAATTCTTTCTTTTACGATTGCTTCGATATCAGCAACAGAGTATTCAACTTCTCTGTATGAAAGAGCAATTGTAAAGATGAATTGTCCTTGTGTGATTGTTACTTCACCAGTTGCTGGACCTTCCTTAGCTGGTGTAATTGAGTATGCACCAGTTGTCCATTCACTGTTTCCAGAGAATAAATCAGCTTCACCAATAACTGGAACTTTTGCAGAAATTGGCATGTTGTTACCATGATTTCATGGTAATAAGTTGATTAATGAAGAATACTTTGGAAGCATGTCTAATGCTGGATCAAGTTTTACATTAGTTGGGATTAATTCAGCACCAAAACCAGTGTTTGTTGTGTGCATTACTTCGTTTGCTTTTGTTTCTTCAACAACTTCTTCTTTAACTTCAATTCCTTGAAGTTCTTTTGCTTTTAATACAAGTTCTTTTAGATTCATTTTTGATTAAAATATTTAATTAAAAGGTGTTTAGGAATTCGCCTTTTTTAAAAGTTGTGCGATTTTTCCATATTGTCATGAACTCTTTGAAGCTGGTGCTTGATATGAACTTCATGACATAACGGCTGTATTTTTTACAGCATGTTCAAGTTGTATCATAACTTCGATTGCTCATTTCATCAATTCATTCTGATTAGCAATTTGTGTTTGTAACTTCTTGATTTGCTCATCTTTTTCATCCAACTTTTGATTGAATGATTTCACAAAAGAATTGAATTCAGCCTTTTCAATACCTTTGTGTTCAACTTCCATTGATTTGCTCTCTTCAACAACTTCATCGTTGCTTGTTTCATCAACAACTTCATCGTTTGATTCAGTTTCAGAATCATTTTCAGAATCATCGCAATCGCTTTCAGCTGATATTTCAGAATTTTCATCTGCTTTCTCTTCAACAACTTCTTCTTCTCACTCAACAACTTCTCATTCAACAGCAACACCGATTTCTTTTTTCTCTTCTTCAACAGTTTGAGCAATTTCTTCATCTGTTGAACATTCTTTCTTTTCTTCAACAACTTCTTCTTCGGCTGGAACTTCTGCTTGAACCTCTTCTTCATTATCTTCTTCTTCAACAACTTTTTCCTCTTCGCTTTCTTCTTCCTTTACTTCTTCTTCAACATTTTCTTCATTTTCTGCTCATGTTTCTTCTTCATGAGCAATTTCTTCTGATTCTTGCTCATGTTCTTCAACAACCTCTTCTTTTTCTTCTTCTGGTGCTTCGATTTCTTCTTCTGCTTTAAAGCATGAATCAAAACTCTTTACCAATGCGAATGGATTTGCTGGAACAGATACAAGAGATATTTCAAATAACTCCAATTCCTTTATGAGATTTGTGAATGTGTAATTTCATTCTGCATCAACATTTTCTTGTGTTTCATAATCTTTAACACGGTATCAGATTGAGAATGTTCTCAACACTCAATTCTTTAATTTTGAGAATACTCAATCAGTATCTTCTGTTATCTTTGCTTTGATGAATAATCCTTTATCATCAATGCTTGCTTCTGTTACATTTCAGATTGGTTTGTCCATATCATGTTGCAATAACACAATTGGATTTGTCATGTATTGCTTTAATGTGTTTTCGAATGCAGTTGGTTCAACAATGTCATTCATACGGTCTTTGTCTTTCGTTGAAGCATATCATTCAATTTCATATGCTTTGTTTTCACCATCTGTGATCTCTTTAACTGATTTCTTATCACAAACGATTTGAAAGAACTCTTTGTCTTTAATGAGTTTAAATTTCATCTTTAAGATATTATGATTTAAAATTATCTTACTCTTTGATATTGAAGTGTGCATCTGCAATTTACTCATCATGGGGGCATATCTGTCATTACAGATGGGTAAATGTAATCAACTGGAACTCGACCTTCTTCTTCACATTCCATATGTTCTGGGCGAACTCTATCATCTCAAACAGTTAATCGTTTCTTTTGCATCTGTATTCATATATTCTGTAATGCATCGATTGGCTGTCTGTTTCAGAATTCATATGCTTTCGCTGTTTCTGTCACTGCAATGGCTCTTGCTCTTGGCAATCAAAACAACTTATCATCAATTTTGTTTATTTCATCTTGTATATCTGTCCATGATAAATGATTATCGATTCCATTCTTTAATGTATTAATCACATCTCGTTTGGTTGTATGTGATATGCTTCACTTGTAATTCGAAAGATTTAATTCTCATCGTTTGCTTGCATATTCACTCGCTTTTTCTGGGTAATAATCGATTCAATTCGCATTCAATAATTCTTTGAATTTTCTGTATTGTTTTTTGTATCAATGCTCGAATGTTTTCTCGATTGGTAATCACAGATTCTCAATCAATTCTTCAACTCACATTGCTCTTCGGAATCATGCCATTGGATCATCTCACCGAATATCATCTTTCCAATCTTTCTTGTCTGGGTATAAATGAACATGTTCATTCTGTAATATGTTGTATTCGATGTTGATCACATACACATGATTCTCATACAATTCTCTTATGTTTTCTTCCAAGTATTTTCTTTGCTTTTTAAAAGATTTCTGCACGATGCTGTATATTTTCGCCTCTTTTCTTAACAAATTTCTATAATCTTGTGAAAGCATCCTTTTAAATCTCATCTCATGGTAAAACAGCATCAAGTGTTATATCTTCGAGTAATACTTGGCTCTTTGAAGTCATTAACTTATCAGCATTCTCATCGTTTGCTGGTTCGAGTCATCTGTCAATTCTTGCTTCATTAATTGTTATAATTCATGCAAGAACATCAGCTCTTTGTCAATTTAACCATTCTTGTGTTTCCTTTAATTGTTCTGAATCAGATTTAATCCAATATTTTTCGAATAAATCTGGTCTGAACATCTCCAAACACTTATTTAATATTGCATCAAAATCTCTTTCATGTGGTTTAACTGTTCATTCAAGGAATTCTTCCTTTGCATTGCTTCCGTTGTTATAATTCACTCAATCAATGTATCATAATAATGGTTTTGGAACACCAAAAGCAGAACAGATTTTATCTGTTGATAATTTTCTATGTGCGATAGTTTCCATATCTTTTGATGAAAGAGATATTTGTTTTATCTCTTTAATTCATCATCCAACAAGAACCTTATGTGAATTTTCTGATCATCTGAATTGTGCATTGAATTGATCTGTTGCAATTTGTTGCTCTTCGGCTGTTAAATTACCATCAAGCAACAACATCATATCTGGTCTTGCTGAATTCTTGTAAAAGAAATAATTTGTTTTTGATGCTTCCAAATCTGTTACAGCATCATATAACACACTTGTTAATACTCACATACCATTTAATGAATAAACAGTATCATCTTCGAATTTGAAGTATCATATTTCATCAACTTTATATACAGTTGTTTTTAATCAGTTATTTTCTGTAACACGGTATCATGTTATAACTCAATCACTTACAATCTTTTGAACTGCTCTTGAATCAATAACATCAAATCTGATTACTTGTCACAAAACATTTTTGAGTCCTTTGATATATAATTCTCATGAGATCATATAATTTCTCCAAAAATTTACTTTGAATTTCTCAAAGGTTGGTGCTTTTAATAATTGGAATACTTCTTCTGTAATTACATTGTTTTCAACAATTTGCTTGTTATTGTCCAAAAGATATATTCCATTTCTTGCAACCGCTCATGCAATCTTTCTTACACATTCTCTGATATCAGAATTCTTTGTATATAAATCAAAATATGTTGCTTTTGAAAAAACAACATCGTTATCATATAACAGTGATAAATCGAGTCAATATTTTGAATTGCTCAAAGATTTCTTATTGACTTTATTAATTTCGAAATTGAATAATCTCATGCATGATTATATTCATTTAAACAGATGCATTATAATCACGGATGCGATTTCACAAAGCTCAAATTATATAAAAAAACACCGCTTTTGAACGGTGCTTTTATTAATGTTCATATTTTTTATTCTTTATCTTCATCAAGCATTACTCTTAAATTTCATGCTTGGACATTAAATCATGTTGCATCCTTTGGAACTTCATAAACAACCATTCATTGATTTGGTATTCATGGTTTTACTTCGAAGAAACTTATCGCATTTACAACATAAAAATCACTTGTTAATTCAATGTCTGGATTAAACTTTCTTCATTCAGAATCGAATATAAATGGCATGTCTGATGGTCCAAATATAACTGGCTCTTTTGTATCATTTACGAATCAATATCAAACAATAAGATATTTGGAATATGGTCATGCAACAGCATTTTCTTGAAATTGATTATTGCTTTGTAATTCTTCCATTGTGAATGATCATATTGGAATAATTGTTATTCATTCATAAGAAAAACTTGCTCAATCATCTCATGCATGAACAATAACTTCTTCTTGAACTGGTGCTTCTTCTGTTGGTTGGATTCAACATCAAGCGAATGCGAGTAATATCGCAAATAATGGTAATATCTTTTTCATTTCTGCAAGTGTGATATAAATTAACTGCAATATAAACAATAACTTTTTCTTTGCAACAAAAAATGGTGATGAAACCCTCATAACATCACCATCTTCTGTCTTTTACCTTTTATACTTCTATACATGCCAAGTAATAACAAAAACTCTGCATAATTTCACTTTTAAGAAATTATATTGTTTTTGCAAAATCTTATTTTTCTTCTGGTTCAACATCGATTCTTGGTAACTTTTCTGGATCACAATCGATTATGTTCTTTAATACATCAACATCGATTTCTTCCATTTTCTTGTAATCGAGTCACAATTCTTCTTTTGCTTTGTTCATGATGCCAACTCGGATGTTATACCATTCAGCAATCTTTAATACTTGTGCTTGCTGATTCTTTGCTTGTGAAATCATTCAAACAATTTGTTGCATCTGATTTGCCATTAATTGCATCTGTTCAAGTGGTTTAATATCAGATAATGCATGTGTGTCTTTTTCAACTCTGAACATTCCATCATCAAGTTTTGTGAATGATGGTGTTTCATTAAATGTTCTTTCTTCTTTCATTAATATATAATTAATAATTAAAAACTTTATTCTTCGAATTCTTCATCCATTTTATCTTTCTTTTCTTGCAGAAACTTTCGGAATTCTTGCAATGTTATTCTTGTTGCTGGTCTGCATGTATCGTTGATATCAACATCACGGTGCATGAATTCCAGTATTAATCTGATTGCTCATAATACTTCCAAACTTTCACTTTTGAATGAATCTCGTTTTTTTTCATGTGCATAATCTTTTGGTTTCTGCATTTGGTTTAAATTGCTGTAATAAAGAATTTATTCCTTGTTTCTGTTAATGTGAAAAGCATTGCATCAACAAGATCATCATGCTCACCATTTGGGAACGATAACAACTCATCAATTAAATCTTCATTTCATGGTGCGAACATAACACGGTGTTCTTCAAATAATATTTGCTTTTCCATTAATCTTGTTGTTTTGTCTTTGATTGTTTTCTGTTCTTGAACAGCCATTCAAAGATTTCCAAACACGGTTTTTAAAACTTGCTGATATGCAACTGTTTCAACAATAACTCTTTTGGCTCTTCGTTTATCATACAAATTCTTTACCGTTTGGCTGGCTTTACTGATGTTCTTTTCAACTCATTCCAATCAAACACTTTCTAATATGTAATATCTGTCACTTTTCTTTCATCTTACACAAATTGCAAATCTGTCACTTCATTCTTTTTCACTTACCGCTGGATCAACTCCAATAACAATTTCATCGAATGAATATCATCTGCAATTATGATCTCGTTGAATCATATCTCTTGTGATAATATGCTGTCAATTCAAATAAGGTATTAACAAGTAATTCTGATTGAACGAAATACTTCACAATCTTCTTCTTTCTGTTTCCAATGAAACATATCTTCTTGCAACTTCACGGATTCATTCATTTAATTTTTCTGCTTCCTTATCTGTTTCAACAAAACGATTCCATACAATGTTTTTATTTTCATCGTATATTGGCAAATTGATTACAACTCGGCTTTTATCGTTTCTGATATGTTCTTCGAATCTCGGAACGATACCATCCTCGTATATTGTATTTCATAAGAATATAATCTGTGTGGATCATGTGGTTCATCATAACACCTCATTCAACATGAACTCAAAATTCTTATCAATCTTCTTTTTGCTTTGACATGATGCAATGGTATCAACATCATCAAACACCAATAAATCTGGTCTGAATTTTCAATCTGGTGCGGTGTAATTCTTTCATCTTGGTGATGTTCATAAACTCATTGCTCTTATGTAACAATTGTTTTCTGTAACGAATTTATCGATTCTCTTTATCTTCTTTTGTCCATTAACTTTAACTGTGTCTGGGTAATACAAATTGCCATAATCTCTGCAAAATCTTTCTCACTGGTCCGTATCATTAATGAAACTGTTTGCGATATATGTTAAATTTTCTTCTGCATTATCGATGGTTTGAGAATATCGCATAATGTTTCTTCTTGTTTTATATGCGATACACCATGAAACATACATTTGTGCGATTGTTGTTTTTGCACTTCATCTGAATCACTTAAAATAAACATTATTTCATGATTCCAATGCATTGTAATATTCGATTAAACATTGAGGTGTATCAAAGCTGTAATATTCCTTGAAATAAAATTGGCAGAAATCAAAAAAACTTTCTGAAAAGAATGCTTTTCTTAATGGTTTGCTTTTGATTAATAATTCAACTGCTTCATTATATTCCATATACTTATTTTGTTTTTTTCTTTAAAAGTGATCTCAATGCATCAGTTTCATCTTCTGTTAATGCATCTCTTTCTTCCTTGTTGGTTTGCTCAACCTTTGTAATATTTACTGGTAATCATCTTTCTGTTCTTGCAATCTTTCGCATATTCATAACATCTTTTGATGTTAATCTTTTTCTGTTTTCACCTTTTTTTCATGAACTCTTTAATGCTTCAAATTGATTCTCCATCCATGCGATAAATTCTTCATCAAGCATCTCATATCTTTTTGCTTTATCGCTGATATCTTTTGAAATCTCTTTTCATTTATCTTTTAATGCATCTTCATACATCTTTTTTTTAAATGCTTGTTTTTCTTTTGTCCATCATTTTGTTATGGTTGCAATTTTTGAATTATATTTCACTCAAATATCACCAATGAATCATTTCACTTCATTGTAATCAGAAAGTATGAATTCCATTTTTATTTTGTCCCAATCATACTTCATCTTTGGCATTTTAATTGATTAATGATTAAATATCTCTTTTTCTTTTCTCTTCCTTTTTTTTCATCCTTTCGATGATTCTCTTTAACTGTTCATTCTCCTTGTTTTTTTCATACAACTTACTTTCTAATATGCTGTATGATTTTGCGAGCTTGTTATATTCTGCTTCTGTGTTCATTGCGATTCTCTTCCAATCTTTTTCCATTTCCTTGTTTTAATATTTAAAATGCTTTTTCTTTTCTAATTTCTGATTCTGCTCTTTGTAATAATTCAGCTTTTCTTCAATTTCCCATGTTTTCATTTCAAATAATTCTTTATCAGATTTCATCTCTTCAACTTTCTTTTGTCCGAACTTCTTGATCATGAATAATGTGTATTCAATGTAATTCCCATTCAGTATCACATTACATCTCATACATCCAGCAAAACAATTATTTTCATCGAATCTGTATTTAAGAACTCACCTTGATATGAAATGCATGTTTTGTGCGAATTTTAATGGAATCTTTTTTCAACAAAGCGGACATGTAACAATTCAGTGTGAATCAGAATCTCTTAATCTGATATAATAACTGAATTCAGCATCCAACATTCTTACTAATTTTTGTCTTTTTGGTTTTTTGGCATTTTTGCTCATAACTGAAAACACCTTTGAAATAAATTCAAAGGTTCTACAAGAGTAATTACTTATGCAACCATATAATAATTATTATCGCAATGTTTTCAAAATCTTATTTTTTACATTGTTAATAACTTTCGAGAATATTTGAGAATCAAACATGCAATTATTATTCAGATCACTCATAAATATATTGCACATCCCATACATCACCAAACGGCGAATTTATTGTCCTTTATCTCAATCTCGATTCAATCTTCATCTTTTTTATGAATGTTACTTGTTTTCCGTTTGCTCATTAACTTATTATTTTACTGATTAAAACAATACATCAAATAACAAGAATAAATACCATAAACATTGAAAATATTGTTATAAATTCCATGAATTTTGCTTCAAATACTTCAAATTTTGCATGAATGTATAAGATTCAAAGGTGAAAGCATATTATTAAAAGTAATATGCACATAATTATTAAAAAGATTTTCATTGTTCTTCATCATTATCATCTAAATAAGTAATTATTCAAATAATGAATCATAAGATTCAAAAGAATAATAACAAAGTTCAAACAATTCAAAGTTTATAATTTATCATCAAAAGATATATTCAATAAGCAACTGCAATAAATAATCATCACATTACTATATTCACAATAGCTCATAATATTCAGTATCACATAAAATTTATAAATTTCTTCATGATTCATTCACTCTTTATCAGCCTTGCATTCTCTTCCTCTATTTCATGACATCTTTTCTCAACTTCTTCATGTATAAACATATTTATTCTATCTCTTATTTCTTCTTCCATTACTTTAATATACTAACTAAAAACTCTATAATTCTATGATTTATTGAAAAAGCTGTTATATTCTCAAACAAGATTCGCTGTGATGCTCAATAAATCACATTTTACTTCTTTCTTTAAATAACTTTCAATTGTTTGTAATATATATTCAAACAATTCAGATTCTTTTCATGTGAATTTTTCTTGAACTATTCGCATTTCTGGAACTCAATGAATTTTTATTACTTCACATTGATATGTTATTAAGTAATCTAATCATTCTTTCATTTTTTTATTTTGTAACATAATAAATCGATTTCTTGCATTAATTTATCATACAACATTGTGTAATGATCCATTAATTCTCACACTTCTTTAAATCTTTCTCTTTTTTGTTTGAGCATTCTTTCTAAAACTTCGATATTTTCTTCATCATCTTCTTTGTAATCAATTATGTTTCATTTTATGTTTTGTGCGGTGTATTGTTTTCGGCTCATGGTGTTTGATTAAAAGATTAAATCTTCTTTTTCCTTTAATTCTTCCAATCTGTCTTCATATTTCCTTTTTTCATTCTCTAAATGATGTATCTTTTCAAAAAATTCTTCATTTCATTCATAAGGAATATGTTTTGTCGCATTTTCATAAAAACTTAATTCATGATCAGTTTTTTGAATCAATTCTTTATATTGCCATAGTATTGCTCAAACAAGAACAGCATTAGTAATTAATAATTTATACTTTAATCTTAATTCTTCTTGATTCTTATGAAGTTTATACTTGTTGTTATAAAATTTCATATTATGAATATACATTTCAGAATCTTTTGAGAATCTTCTTTCTTTGAAATCAAATCTTAACCTATCTGATACAAAATCAGTTATAAATCAATAATCGATATCTTCACTTGATTCTGATTTACTGTGTATCAATATTTTAAACATCGATTTTCTATAACTTATGCAACATCATGGATTCTCTTTTTTTTCGATTCTTCTTACAATAACATTTCAGCATCAATCTTGTCAATCATAAACATATTTTGTATGCTCATCTTCACTTAATACTTGTCATTTTGTGTATAATTCTTCCATTTTAATCATTTACTGGAATAAAATGTTCTTTCATGTATTTAACTTCATGCTTTGCTTCTTTTAATTGCCTTGCAAGTATTCATGTTAAATCAGAAAAATTCCCAATTTGTTTTCTTAACCTTGCATTTTCTTCTTTTAATTCCATTATTTCTTGTTGAAGTTCTTTTTCTTTGTTGCTTTTCCTTAATACATCATGCCATTTTAACTGATGTAAATAATTCTTTGAGTCTTTTGTGTGCATTTTCTTATACTTGTGCAGATAAAAAGATTTTATATTCTTCTTCGATTTTCTTCTTCTTTTCCAATATATCATGTGCTTCTTGCGGTTCATCTGTTGCTTCATATTGATTCGCAAGCTCTTCAATCATATCTTCATAAATCACTGCGAATACAATTGCTTCTTCCCATTTGTATTTTATATCGATTATGAAATATGATGGATCATATTCTCTTTTCTTTTCATATTTCTTACGGTGTATCGCTCTTCAACTTACTGATACCGCATCTTTTCGTTTCCATCATGAATTGATTCTTGAAACAAATGCATTATACGATACACCGTTTTCCGCTCAATGATATCTTCTGTAATAATCAATAAATTTCATTGCAAGTGTTGGTTATCGTTTAACTAAATAAACCTTGTTTTTCATTATCTTGAATTTGTTGCTTTTGGCATCGTTGCCTTAATCTGTAATATAATTCTTCATCTTTCTTCCATGCATTATTTCTGTTTTGCCACCTTATCATATGCTCGATTTTATCTCGAACCATATCTTTTCCGAATTTTCTGCATAATTGATTGAATCTGAATACATCGATTATTATGTATGTTGTTCAATTAATCTCGTATCAGATATATCTTGGTGTTGTAACAAGATATCATCAATAAAACTCGATTCTGTTCGGTAATAATATTGGCTTTTTTCTTCTTTGCATGATGCTTAAACAATCCTTGCATTCGCTTTGTAATCAATCTGATCTTGTGCGATTCTTCCAAAAATCAGATTTCAATTTTACTTGTTTGCAACATGCACATCTCTTCATGTTTGAAGTTGGTGTTTCAATTCTTTCTGTTTTTGTTTCTTCAACAGCTTGTTTTACAGCTTTATCAATTTTTCTTTGATAAAAGAAGTTTTTGATTCGTTGGAACATGTTTTTATATTATTAAAGTTTAAAAAGGTTGATTCATTTCTCGATTAAACCGCATAATGAATAATGCGATCATAATCACAATTATTGTTGCTAATATACTTGCAAATTTTTCCATGTTTTTATTCTGTGAATGTAAATCTGTCTTTTACATATTCTGAACACCTTACTCATTTTATAATCCTTGATGGTCCATAAAATTTTGTTCATCATTTCCATTTTTGGTAACAATACTCCAATTGCACTTGCCATACTCAATTGTAATAATCTTGCGGTATGTCTTTGTGATATTTCTTATTCATTTGACACAATCCGAAAGCATCTCATCAATCTCATACTGCATATAAACTCCAATTTCCATTCTCGCATTCAATCATTTTTACGAAATCAAATCATCATAATTTATATGCATATTGAACATACTGTTGCCTTATATCACTGTATTCAAATCAATCATGTGTGATTTTTACTCATTGATATTGTTGATTAATCTCTTCAACTGCTTGATTTGTTATTGCAGTTTTCTCTGCATTATTAAACCCATCTCTTCTTCAATTTGCTCAATTCTTCATGAATTGGCTGTAATTTCTTTATCTCTTTGAATGTTGTTTTGGTTTCTTTTCTTCTGCATATCTTCAAAACTTTTGATACATTCATTTTTTGCTTCTTCATCAACCCACCATCATTCCGATTCTTCTGTTTTTGCGGTTTCAAGTTGTTGATTTAATTCAACCAATCTTGCTTTCTCTTGTTGTAATTCCAAATATTTTTCTGATGCATTTACCTTAGGTTGCATAATTATAATATATGCGAACATTGAGATAATTAATCATATTAATGCTGTGTAAATTGCTTGTGTTTTTGTCATGTATTACTGTAAAGAATAAAAGGTTTCGAAATCATCTTTCATACTGCTTGCAACTTGAAATGCTTGCTTTGGATCAATTTCGAGTTTCTTAATTAACATTGATGTAATTAA